CTCCAAGCAGGCCATCCAAGTGAGCGATATGCTCGGGGACGACCTCGGCAGCGTGATCGAGGAGTCGAGCCAAGCCTTCCAACAGTGGAACATCGACGCCGACGACATGGGCGGCGCTATGGACTACATCTTTAAGGTCAGCCAGAGCACGGGCATGGGCTTCACGGATCTGATGGCAGATATGCAGAAGTTCGGCCCGCAGCTTCAGGAGATGGGCTACTCCTTCGAGACGGCGAGCGCCCTGATGGGCCAGCTCGACAAGGCCGGCGTAAACACCGACGAAGTGCTCGGCGCTATGAAAAAGAGCGTCGCCACACTCGCCAAGGAGGGTATCAGCGCCAGCGACGGGCTCGCCATGTACTACGAAAAGATCAAAAACGCCGGGACGGCCGCAGAGGCCGCCAGCATCGCGTCGGAGATCTTCGGCACAAGGGCAGGCTCCACGATGGCCGCAGCAATCCGAGACGGCTCTCTGGCCGTCGCAGACCTGACGGCTGAGCTGCAAGAAAACGGCGAGACAATCGCCGGCGCAGCTGATGACACCTACGACTTCGCCGAGCGGCTTCAGGTTATGAAGCAGGGGCTCGAAGTGGCCCTCAAGCCTATGGCGAACACTGTGTTCGACGGGCTCAACAAGTTCATGCCGACCCTGCAAAAACTGATGGAGCAGATCACTCCGGCCATCTCCAAGGCGGTCGAGGCTGCGGCCCCGTTTGTCGACGAGTTCCTGACCGGCGCGGCCGACGCCCTCGAGGACGTTCTGCCCCTGATCTCTCAGCTCGCGGCCGACCTTCTGCCAGTTCTGACGCAGCTAATGAGCACTCTGCTCCCGCCGCTTCTCAACCTCGTGCAGACACTCCTCCCGCCACTCATGCAGATCGTCTCCGCGATCCTGCCGCCTATTGCCAGCCTGCTTGCCACCGTGCTCCCTATCATCACGCAGATCGTCAGCGCCGTGCTGCCTGTGCTGGTGAGCATCATCTCGAGCCTGCTGCCGGTCATCACCCCGCTGCTGGAAGTGGCCCTGCAAATCGTCAACAGCGTCATCATGCCGCTGCTTGATCCTCTGATGCAGCTCGTTCAGGCACTGCTCCCCCCGATCCTGAGCCTGATCGGCGCCATCACCCCACTGCTGACTCCGCTGCTGTCTATTCTGGAACCCATCGCCAGCGTGCTCGGCACGATTGTCGGCTGGGTATCGAAGATCGTCAGCTTCGGCTCCGGCGTCATCTCCAAGATCGCCGGCCTGTTCGGAGGTGGAGGCGGCAGCGCGTCTGTCTCCGGCTATGCGACCGGCGGCTTCACAAGAGGGCCGTCCATCGCCGGCGAGGATCCACGCTACCCGACCGAGGCGGTCATCAGTTTCAACCCTGCATACCGTTCGCAAAACCTGTCCTACTGGGCAGAGGCGGGCCGGATGCTCGGGGCATCTGACGGCGAAAGCGACTACGAGCTGCTCAGCGGCGGCTCCGGCACTGCTGTGGTCTACGACCTGAGTGGCCTGTCCTTCTCTCCGCAGATCAAGGTCGAGGGCGACACTGACGAGGACGCACTGATCCGAAAGCTCCGCGACCTCGAGCCGGAGTTCATCGACTTCATTCTCGAGGCACTCAGCAGAAGGGAGGGCGGCGCTTATGTCACAGCAGACAGTCGGCTTTATTGATTATGTGGCACAGGGCGGCGACACGTTCGACAGCATCGCGCTCGTCGCCTACAACGAGGAGCGCATGGCAAGCACCATCATCGCAGCCAACCCCGACCTCAGCGACGTGCTGATCTTCGAGGGCGGCGAGTCCGTGCGGATCCCGATCGTCGAGACCGTGGAAACGCCGGAGACCCTGCCGCCGTGGAGGAGGTGACGCCGTGAAGATCCTATACGAAGGCGTCGACATCTACCCGGACATCAGCGTCCACCGCTGCTATCACGATATGTACGCCGAAAAGCAGAGCGACGAGCTGCTGCTCAAGCTCAACGACACCCGCGAGCTGTGGGACTCGTGGAACCCCAAGAAGGGCGACACCATCGCCATCGAGGACGGCGCTGCCAAGACGGGCAAAATGTTCGTCGAGAGCGTCGTCCCCGAGTCCGGCATCATCACCCTGCGGGCCTATTCCATCCCGCAGTCTGCGAAGGATAAGCGGAGCAAATCGTGGGAAAAGGTCAAGTTCCTGCAACTGGCTCAGGAGATCGCCGGCCGCCACAGCTTGACGCTCGAGACCTACGGGATCACCGACCAGACCTACGACTACGTCGAGCAGAACAACCTCGCAGACTTCGCATTTTTTCAAAACCGCTGCACCCTCGAGGGCGCGGCGTTTCTGGTGTATGACGGCAAGCTGGTCGTCTACGACGAGGCGCACATGGAAAGCCAGCAGCCCGTCGACACCATCACCATCACCCCGGCCAATGACTTCGAGTACCGCGACGAGGGCACCAACGCCTACGGCTCGGCCGAAGCCGTCAACGGCGGCCTGACCGGCACCTTCGCAGCCCCGAACGGCGGCGACAAGGTGCTGCGCCGGATCCTACCCTTCCGCATGACTGACCAGAGCGAGGCCGACCGCTTCGCCAAGGGCCTCCTCCGGGACGCCAACAAAAACGCGACCGTCGGCACCCTCTGGACGGGCTCGCTGCTGCGAGACTATGCGGCGGGATCTGTGGTCACGCTGGCGACCGAGGGCGTTAAGTCGTGGGACGGCACAGCCTTCATCAGCCGGATCCGGCACGACTACGTCAAGACGCGGAGCAAGCTATACCTCCGCAAGCCACTGGAGGGATATTGATGAACAGCAACAACCAAATGATCCAGAAGGGCAAGATCTCCAGCGTGGAGGGAAAGGCCGACAGGAACGGCGACAAAACCACGGCCAGAGTGCTCCCGAGCACAGCCGACAGCATGGTCACGCGACCGCTGACGATCCCGTGGTATCTGCGCGGGGAAATGGGAAACCTGACCCCCGGCACAGAAGTCGCCTACGCCATGTTCGAGGACGGCACTGGCATCATCCTCTCCCGCATGGACGGAGAGTGGGACGGTATCGTCCCGGGCGACATCACCGTCAAGAAGGGCGCGCTCACGATGCAGGACAAGGGCATCAGCGTCCCGTCGGCAGACGTGACCGCCACGGGCATCAGCCTGACCGGCCACACCCACACCGACAGCATGGGAGGCAGCACTTCTGGCCCGCAGTAAGGAGGGATAGACATGGCCGTCATGGCATCATGGAACGGCAAGACGTGGGGCGTCTCCAGCCAGAGGATCGCCGCCCTGAATGGCGTCTCTCACAGCGTCGAGCTCGACACGGAAAACAGCGACGACAAAGCCGGATCCCCGGCGACCAAGACCAAGGCGCTCAAGCTGCAAAGCATGAGCTTCGACTTCGATCTGGCCGCCGCGGTCGGCTGCGACGTGCGCAGCGAGTACGAGTCGTGGACGGCGCTGGTCGGGCAGTATGCCCCCTTCTATCTGGCCGGCCGGCGCTTCGGCCCGGCCAACCTTCAGCTCACAGGCGTGAGCCTATCAGACACCAAACTGGACAACCTCGGCAGGATCCTGACCGGCAAGATCACGATCAAGCTGACAGAGTACGCCGAGGAGGCCAGCAGCAAAAAGGCCAGTTCTGGAAAATCCAGCAGCAGCGGCAAGAGCGGCAGCAGCTCCAAGTCGGCGGCGGGCATCGCCACCTACAAGGAGCTCGGCATCAGTTCCTCGGCTGTGAACGTCGGAGCCTCCAGCAGCGCCAAAGCATCCAAAAAGCCAACCAATGCGCAGCTCAAGTAAAGTGAGGTGATCCCAATGAAAGCATCTGGCAACGGAGCGCCCGAGATCTGTGTGCAGAACCTCCTCAAGACCATCCGCGGGGAGGTGCCCTACGAGCGCATCAAGGGGATCGACCGCACGCTGATCGACAAGCCGAGCGAAACCGCTGCGACCGATCTGGCCGCCGACGTGGAGTTCGTTGTGGAAACCTACGAGCCCCGCGTGCAGCTCAGTGGCTCCGACCTGAAGGCCCTGACCGCTCAGACCGGCGACTTCGAGCTGCGGGCCAGCATCGACAACATCACATGAAGGAGGTGAACAGCGTGAGCGACGCGACAAACACCTACGGCGAGGACATCAAACTCACCACGACAGACGCGAGCACCCTATACAAGACCATCATCACCGAGCTCGAAAAGGGCGCCGGCGAGCCGCTCTACCCGGGCGACGAGCGCCGGATCTTCGGCGAGGCTCTCGTGCCCGTGTTCGTTGCCCTCTACAACAGCCTCAACGACGCCGGCCGGCAGACGCTCCTCCGCTATGCGAGGGGCGAGGTGCTGGACGCCATCGGCGAGCGGCAGGACGTGAAAAGACTGGAAGGCACACCGGCCAAGACGACCATGCGCTTCTCCGTCTCCACGCCGCAGGAGAAAAACATCATCATTCCGAAGTGGACGAAGGTGACGCCGGACAGCGAAAACTATTTTGCGACCGACGAGATCGCTGTGCTGCAAGCTGGCGCCTACTCTGTGGAGGTGCCTACCTCGGCCGTGAGCAACGGCACGAAGTTCAACGGCTACGCAGCCGGCACGATCGCCACCCTCGTCGACCTGATCCCCTACATCGAGTCCGTCACCAATCTGACCGAAACGGCCGGAGGCGATGACGGCGAGCCCTACACCACCGAGGGCGACAACCGCCTCCGCGAGCGGATCCGTCTGGCGCCCGCCAAGAGATCCACCGCGGGCCCTGAACAGGCTTACATCTACTGGGTAATGACGGCCGACAGCTCCATCGTGGACGCAAAGGCCGTCAGCGAGAAGGAAACCGTCAGCGAGACCCTCACGGTCTACGACGGCAAAGCCTTCAAGGGCGGCGGCGCACTTCTGACCGACAGCCTCGTCGTGAAGGCCCACGGGCAAAGCACGGCGGCGGCCAAGGACACGGACTACACCGTCGACTACACCGACGGCCTGCTAACCATCACGCTCAAGGGCAGCCTCTCGGCCGCCGAGAGCATCGACATCATCATCACCCGCACGCTGGAGGGCTGCGTCAAGATCGTGCCCCTGCTGGAAGGCGGCGGGATCCCCGACGCTGCCATGCTGGCGAAGGTGCTGGACGTGGTCAACGCCAAGGACATCCGGCCGCTCACTGACAAGGTGAGCGCCGTGCCCCCGGAGGTCGAGACCTACGACATCGAGATCGTGTACTACACCACGCCGGAGAGCGAGGCCGAGGTGATCGCCAACGTCGAAGGCACAGGCGGCGCGATCGACCGCTACAATGAGTGGCAAGTCGCAGCCCTCGGCCGGGACATCAACCCCGACCAGCTCCGCAAGCGGATCCTCTCGCCTTCGTGGGGCGAGAACCTGACAGGCGCCTTCCGCGTGGACGTCGTCAAGCCGACCTACAAGGCCCTCGACGACACGCAAGTCGCCAAGTTCAGCGGCCACCTGACTGTCAGCCACAAGGTCGAGAGCGAGGTGGTGTAAATGCGGCTCAATGAGACCGAGATGGTCAAGCTGCTGCCTGCGTGGATGCAGGAGGACGGCGGCGACAAGGGCCTCGCCACCGGCTGCGACATCATCAGCCGCGACGCCTATGCACGCCTGAAGCTCCTGAGCAGGTGGGACAAGATCGACCAGCTCAGCGACGCAGAGCTCGACGAAATGGCGTGGGAGCTGAACATCCAGTGGTATGACAGCACCGCGCCCATCGCAGCCAAGCGGGCCGTCATCCGCAACAGCGACCGCGTCTACGCAAAACTCGGCACCCCCTACGCCGTGGAGCAGATCGTGGCCGACTACTTCGGCACCGGCGAGGTCAGGGAGTGGTATCAGTACGGCGGGCAGCCGCATCACTTCAAGGTGCTGAGCGACAACCCGAGCCTCGTCAACAGCAACCTCGACCTGTTCCTGAAGCTGCTGCGGACGGTCAAGCGCCGCAGCTCGTGGCTCGACGCGATCCTGATCTGCCTGACCGGCGAAATGTTCCTCTATTCCGGCATGGCCGTCAGGGATCACACCCAAGAGGTGCACGTCATGGGCAGCGACGAGATCCACATCTACCACGCGGCCGTCGTCCACGACAACAACCGCGAGACCGTCAGCATCGGCACCGACGCGGCGGTCATCTCAGACTAAGGAAAGGAGATAGACATGGCTGCATTTATCAACAACGACATCACCACCGCCGGCCTGATCGTTCTGGCGAAGGGCGTGGCCGGCCAGAAGATCAACTACACCAAGATCGTCCTCGGCGATGGCTACCTCGAGGAGGGCCAGACGCCCCGCACCCTCACCGGCGTGGTCAGCCCGAAGGCGACCGTCGACATTACGAAGCTGAAGATCAACGGCGACGGCACCGTGGCCGTCGGCGGCATCTTCACCAACGGCGACGAGACCGAGGGCTTCTACTACCGCGAGCTCGGCCTTTATGCCGAAGATCCCGATCCCGAGGTCGGCGAGGTGCTGTACTGCTACGGCAACTGCGGCGATCTGGCCGAGTGGATCCCGCCCTCCGGCGGCGCCACCATCGTCGAGAAAACCATCGACATCGTCACCGCGATCGGCACGGCCACCAATGTGACCGCCTACATCCCCGCCGACGCCTACGCCACCAAAGAGGACTACGAGACCTACAAAGCCATCGCCCTCGGCGCGCAGGCTACGGCAGAGGAGGCTCTGGCGCTCGCCCGGCAGGCCATCACAATCGCACAGGCCGCCGAGGCGTCGGTGAATGACCTGAGCAACGCGGTCGGCCAGAACACCAGCAAGATCGCAACACTGTGGGACGCCGTTTTCAGCGAGATCACGACCAACCCCTTCCAGATCACGTTTGCAGACCTGACGGGCATCACCCTGACGGCCGGCATCTGGAACAGCGGACTCCAGCGCCTCGAGTGCTAAACTACCGGCCAAAGGCCAGAAAGGAGGCCGCCCATGTATAGAGGCACCACACCAACCATCACCATCAACTGTGACATCGACGTCAGCGAGTTCGTGACCATGTGGGTAACATTCCGCACGCAGCAGCTCGCCACCTATGCCCCGCCGAAGCAGGTGGAAGTCACCAAGCACCTCGGGGACGAGGGCGTCGACGCGACCGACAAGGTCGTCACCGTCAGCCTGACGCAAGCCGACACGCTGCTGCTCGGCTCTCTGTCTCCCGACGAGGATCAACAGGTGGAGGTGCAGATCCGCGGCAGGACGGAGGACGGGCGCGCGTTTGCGAGCAACATTATGACCGCCCCGCTCAGCCGGATCCTGAAGGACGGCGTCATCTAAGTGAGCGTCGACTTCAATGCCTCGTTCTCTGGCAGCGCGGAGACCTTCGGGGCGAAGATGACCGAGACGCCTGCCTCCATGACCGCCTCTATGAAGGAGACGGGCGGCGGCAGCGCCTCAAACTACGAAGCCCTGCGCAACAAGCCCAAGATCAACGGGCACGAGCTGATCGGCGACATGACGCCGGCGCAGCTCGGCATCACGGACGACAGGCACCACACCCACAAGCAGGCGCAGGCAGCGAAGGTGTGGACAGTCGTCCACAACCTCGGAAAGCGGCCCGCCGTCACGGTCGTCGACAGCGCCGGCACTGTGGTCATCGGGGAGGTCGACTACCTCGACGACAACACCGTGCGCCTGACCTTCTGCGCAGCCTTTTCCGGGACTGCATACTTCAACTAAGGAGGTAAACCCGTGAAAATCCTGACAAATCTGGATCTCTCGCAGAATGAGATCCAAAACGCCATCATGCAGCCGCTCGCTGCACCTCCGTCCAACCCGAAGCTCGGCCAGATCTATTTCAACAGCATCGACCTGACGCTGTACCTGTGGACAGGCGAGAAATGGATCCCCGTGCCGACTAAGCTCTCGCAGCTCGAGAACGACAGCAAGTTCATCACGGCCAAGGACGTCCCCGAGGGCGCAGTCGCATCCACGACCACGCCGAAGATGAACGGCACCGCTGCCGTCGGCTCCGAGACAGCGTTCGCACGCGGCGACCACGTCCATCCCAAGGACACCAGCAAGCTGAACACGGACGGCGACGGCTCCAACGTGACCGTCGCCTTCGAGGCAGCAGCCAAGCGTGAGGCGCCCACCTCCGGCGAGAAGCTGAGCGTCCTGCTCGGCAAGGTGCTGAAGTTCTTCAGCGACCTCAAGACCGTGGCCTTCTCCGGCAGCTATAAGGATCTGAGCGACAAGCCGACGATCCCGTCCGCTGCCGCTGACGTCGGCGCGATCCCCGCAACGGAAAAGGGCGCAGCCGGCGGCGTGGCCGAGCTGGACAGCGGCGGCAAGGTGCCGGCCAACCAGCTCCCGAGCTATGTGGACGACGTCGTCGACGCCTACATCCGCACCGGCGCCACGGCCCTCGGTGCCGACTGGCTGAGTAAGACCTCCGGCGGCGCCGCCCTGACGCCTGAGTCCGACAAGATCTACGTCATCCTGAGCGAAGGCGAGTACCAGAACAAGACGTACCGCTGGAGCGGGACGACCTACGCCGTCATCGGCAACGACCTCGCCATCGGCGAGACTGCGAGCACCGCCTACCGCGGCGACCGCGGCAAGACGGCATACGACCACAGCCAGAGCGCCCACGCTCCCGCCGACGCCGAGAAGAACGTCCAGAGCGACTGGAACGAGACGGACGGCAATAGTGACGCCTTCATCAAGAACAAGCCAGCGATCCCGAAGGCCGTCACCAAGACCGTCCAGACCCTCAGCGACGCGGCGAGCAAGAGCTTCACCGTCACCGGCTACATCCTCAGCGTGATCCTGATCGACAGCGCCACCAAGGAGCAGGTCATCGGCGACGTCTCTTTCGAGAACGCCACGGCCTCGGCCAACGGCAAAGTCACGGTCACGCTCGCGGCCGCGCCCTCCAACCCGATCCTCGTCATCATCACAAGCATCGCACTGTAAGGAGGCCGGCCTATGAAACACTACGGAGCAGTCGACGACCCGAAGGACATCACGACGAAGGAGTATGTCGACGCGGCTGACAACGCTCTGAAGGTGAAGGTCGACGCCCTGTGGGACTTCGTTTGCACGGACATCACGAGCAACCCCTTCCAGATCACATTCGACGATCTGGAGGGGCTGACCGTGAGATCCGGCATCTGGAACACAGGGCAGCGGAGGCTCGAGTGCTAATGGGAAACTGCTACAACTACACCCCGATCCCACCGGCCGAAGCCTCCTGCATCATCGCGCACCTGTTCGTCGAGCTGGCCCTGCCCTGCTCCTGCTGCAAGCGGGAGGACGGCGTCATCGTCATTCAGGGCAAAACCTACGACGGCAGCAGCGCCCGCGTCACAATCAAAGGCGAGGAGGTGAGATACTACGGCAAGCAACGGACACTCGCGGCCATACGAGCGGGCCAATGTAGGCCGCCCGCCCTTCGGCCGTGACAAACTGCCCGAGATGCAGGTCATCACGGACGCCAAGGAGCTCGAGAAACACACCTACATCAAGACCAGAAACCCGGCTGTTTTCCCGAAGAAGGAGCGGCTCGGTCTGGCGCAGAGGATGATGAACGAGGCCAGCGACCTCGTCGCCGATCTGATGGAGGCCAACGATCTGCTCCTGACGGATCCCGAGGAGCGTGAGCTCAGGTATCGCGCGCAGCGGTCGGCGCTTCGCAACTGCCGAAAGCTGATCCACCACATTGAGCTCGCGCATGAGATCCTCAGCGGCTTCAGCGATGACGCCTTTGCATACTGGGCGAAGATGGCGGCCGGCGTGAAGAACCAGACCGCCAAATGGTACAAAACGGATAAAGAGAGGGCCGCCAAGCTGGACGCGCAGAAGCGTCACCAGTGAGGCGGCCCTCGGGGTATGCCTTGTTTTTTCGTGCCGGCTCGGCCAACAACGCCCGCAACGTCAACACCGATGGCACTCTGAACAGGAACAACGCCTACAACGGCAACAACGGCCTGCGCCCCGCTTCGATGGATCGCCCGACTTATTAACCGCCCGGAGACGGACGGCGAACACTGTGCCCCATCATCCAAGGAAGGCATATCCCTCCCGCAGCCGCGGCCGTCTGACCGGCCCGGTCATGGGTAAACACAAGACCGCCGATGCTCCCGGCGGCGCACGCAAAGCGTGGCCGGAGCTATACACGGCGGGGAGACTTTTCAATGGAGAATATCGTAAACAGCACCATCGCGCTCTACAAAGCATACCGCAAAACCCGCTGCGGAAAGCGCGACAACCCGACCGCCATGCGCTACCGCATGGAGGCCATCGAGCGCACCGTCGCCCTCTCTGAGAGGCTCCAGCGGCGCGACTATTCCTTCGGGCCCTACTACCCCTTCAAGGTGTACGAGCCCAAGGAGCGGCTCGTCCTCGCCATCGACTTCGAGGGCAAAGTCGTCCAGCACTCGCTCTGCGACAACGTCCTCGAGCCGGCGTTCTCCCGGCGCTTTATCCGGGACAACTACGCCGGCCAGATCGGCAAAGGCACCCACGACGGCCTCGACCGTCTGGCTGCGGCCATGCGCCACTATTTCTTCAGCCGAAAGGCAGCAGACGAAGCAGCCCGCAAGGCTGCCGGCCTGCCGCCCCGGCCGATGAACGAGTGGGACTACGCCGACGGCTGGGTACTGAAGGGCGATTTTTCAAAGTTCTTTTACACCCTGCTCCATTCCTACTGTTACGAAACGGCCCGCCGGGCCCTGAAGTGGCTGAAGGATCCCGAGCTGATCGACTTCGCTGAGTGGCTGCTGTGGCTCATAATCGACAGCACACCAGACCCCGGCATCCCGATCGGCAACCAGTCGAGCCAACTGCTCGCGCTGCTCTATCTGGACGCCTTCGACCACTGGCTGAGGGATGACCGCGGCCTCGTATATGGCAGGTACATGGACGACTTCTACATCATCCACAGCGACAAGCTGCTGCTCCGGCAGATACTCAAGGAGATCGAGGCGTACATCAAGCCGCTTGGCCTTCGACTGAACGGCAAGACGCAGATCCTCCCGCTGAAGAACGGCATCGACTTCCTCGGTTTTCACACCTACCTCACGCAGACCGGCAAGGTCGTGAGAAAAGTGCGAGCCAAGAGCATCGACAACATGAAGCGCAAGATCCGCAAGTTCCGCGGGCTGGTGGACTCTGGCAAGATGACACTCGACAGCGTCGTGCAATCCTACGCGAGCTGGACGGGCCACATCTCACACGGCAACACCTACCACCTGCGGCAGAACATGGACGCCTATTTCTTCAGCTATTTCCCGGAGCTCAAACCATCACCGAAAGGAGACACAACTCATGGCCCAAAAACTGAGCAACCTCGCAAACAAGTCGAAGGTCAAGTTCGGCAGCCTGTACGGCAGCCCGATCGTCTGGATCGTGGCCGATAAAAACCACGCAGGCTACCCCTCCAACAGCGTCACGCTCGTGACCAACCAGATCATCAAGATGCTGTGCTTCGACGCAACAGAACCGAGTAACGGCAACAGCGACCGCCGCAACTACGGCAACAACCGCTACATCTACTCGAACCTGCGCCAGTGGCTCAACAGCCCCGCGGCTGCCGGCCAGTGGTACACCGCACAGCACTCCGCAGACCAGACGCCGGACTCCTCCCACGTCTGGAACGGCGTCAACCCGTACAGTGGCCTCGCCGGTTTTCTGAACGCCTTCACCGCCAACGAGCGGGCGGCTCTGCTGAACACCACCATCACGGTCGGCAAGAGCTCCACAGACGGCGGCGGGACGGAGACCTGCACGGACAAGATCTTCCCCCTGTCCTGCACTGAGGTCGGCCTGAGCGGCGACCACGTCTGCGGCAGCAAGCTGGCGATCTTCAGCGACAACAACAGCCGCATCGCCACCGTGACGGCATCCTGCGTCGCCAATTCCAACTATTCCAGCAACCCGGGCTCTGGTGCCGCGTGGTACTACTGGCTGCGGGACGCCTATGCCGGCTCGGCCTACGGCGCCCGCGGCGTCGGCGCCGATGGCGCTCTGGACTGGGGCAGCGCCTGCAGCGGCGGCGGCGGCCTGCGCCCCGCTTGTAATCTGTCCTCTGATCTCCTGATCTCCGACTCCGTCGACTCGGATGGATGCTATACAGTGATCTACAATCAGGCGCCCACAGCGCCGTCGTCCATCACTGTCCCGAGCGAAGTGCTCGGCGGCGAGAACCTGAGCATCTCGTGGGCGGCCTCC